TGATGATGTTGATGGAGCTGATGTAGATAAAGAAAGCTCTCAAATTTCTATGAAAAAGGTTACACTTTCTGATAGTGAATAAAAAAAGGGTTAAAAAGACCAGTATCAAAATATGAAAATATGAAAATATGAAAATATGAAAATATGAAATGAAAAAAGATGATTTTTAGATATATTTTTGTATCCATTTTGTCTTATTTTTTTTGTGAAAAAAAACATTTTTTTCGCTTGTACATTCTTTTTCATATTTCATTTTCTCTTTCCGTTTATTTCATGCGTATTTTTTCTTTTTAATAAACATGTAAAATAAAGGATAAAAGAAGAATGAGCTTGAATTATACCTTTGGATGTAAAAAAGATTTATTAAATTTTATGCAGAATTTTTACTATACAGGTTATTTACATTCACGTATAAGATTAATAATAGATAATAGATGGGAAATTAAGTATGAAAATGTAGAAAAATTTGAAAATAGATTATTTTCTTGTACGGAAGAATTTCAACAGAAAAATGGTAATTCCCATTATTGTATATATTTTCATAAATATCCTCAACATTTTATTAGAAAAATGTTATGGAAAAAAATGAATAAAAATCCTATTATAGAATGCTATCAGATTTAGTAAATTACAATTACAAAAACAATTACAAGAACAATTACAAGAACAATTACAAGAACAATTACAAGAACAATTATAATTATAAAACTTTTTCTATATTGTGTTTAATAAATTTGATATCTTGTTGAATTTTATAAAAGAGATCCATGGCAAAAAATACAAGAGCGAGTAAAACAGCAATAAAAATATAAGAAAGCCAACTCATATTACTTTTATTTTTACTTTCGTAATATAAATTTATTTACTTAAAAATACTTATGTATTGTATACATCCAAATTATTTTGTGCAACTGTCTGAAATGATGAAGCGGCTTCAGTACTAGATGCAGATACATTGAAGTTAGGTTTCTTTGCGTATCGATCTATTACTTCTTGATCTGAAAGAGCATAATTAAAATAAGAGAAATCAGCAATTTTTAATTGTGATATTGGATTTTTATTGGGTAAAATATGGAAATTTCCTCTATTTTGTTTAAGTACAGATGGAATTTTCTCCATTTGATATAGTGTATCATTTATATATACACGAATAAAGATTCCTCTTTCATAATCAGTTATAGGAACATTATCTTCAAAAGTGACTGTGAACATAAACCATGTATCTGAAAGTAGTCCAGGTAAGTTATTTCTTTTTAGTGAATCATCTGTTTTTACTCTTCTAACTCTTATTTTTTCATTTAAACGATGAAGAGTATTAAAGTGAATATCTAATTCCATTGGTGATGAACCAAATTTCAACATAGGACAATTTATAATACGACCTCTATGTAGACGTTCATTTATGTATCTTAAATTAGATGATGATGCTGTTGATATTGATCCATTATTAGTAGTAGGGGTTGCATTTGGGTCGCAAATTGTTGGGTCACAAGGAGGAAGAGAACTTCCGCTTCCGCTTTCGCTATTGGTAAACCCTTCAATAATATTATTATGAGCTGCGTAATCACTAGGATGTATTTCGGAAATAGAGTATTTATATGTTCTATCGTCACCTTTTAGGAATATAACCTTATTTTTTGCATCAATGGGATTACCTATTTTCATCCAAAAAGAATAAGAAAATTGAGCACCTCCTAATGTATTCATAGAGGTAGTTATAGGTTTGTAATTACGTAAAAATGGTATCATTGTATTCCATGAATTATTATTAGAGTTGGGTACAATTTCACTGCTACTTAATACACCATTAAATATAGGGATTTCACTTTTATTAAAATATCTTTCTCCATCTGTTACGGCTAATTTATCGGATTTAACGATGTATAATGAAATGACATAAATGACATAAATCATAACTAATCCAGCAATAATTTGTATGATGATAGATAAGCTTTCCATCATATCGATGTACAATATTATTTCTTTACAATCTGAAAAGAAATTTTATTTTGATTTTTTTTTCTATTCTTTCGGGAGTTTACTCGATTTTATAAATTGGACTTTGTACACCATAATTTTGAATACCGAACGTATTTAACCAAGATTTGGGGAACGGTCCACGACGATATAATCCACGAATCTTATCTTGTGAAAGTGTATAATTAAAGTAACGCATATTTGATAGATGTCCTTCTGTTTGATGGGATCCAATATCAGATCCAATTTGTAATTCATCTTCACTTGGATTTAAGCTAGGAGTATCTTGTAATTCATTTGTAGAAACAACGGAATAAATATCACCATCCATGTAAACACGCATGGAATTATCTATTATCATAACACAAATGTTGACCCATCGTTGAAGAGGGATGTATTCTATGAACGTATGTAAATATTTTTTGTATTCAGTATTATTTGGATCAAAAATAGCGTCTAATTCAGCTGCATTTGATTTTGATGTTGATATTGCGAATTTCATCTTGTTTGATTTTGGATCGATAACGACAATAGGTCCTGCTCCTTTCATAAGTCTAATTATATTATTAGAGTCTTGATCTCTTTGACCTCTAAAGAAGATGAGTTTATTTCTTTGTGATTGTGAAAAGTTATCAGATAGATGAATCCAGAAGTTATATGTCATTTCATTTCCGTTTGCTGGTGATGGCATTTTATTACTACTTACTGATCTGGGTACAACACTACTATCATTTAATTGGAGATAACGATCTTGTGTGAGTACTTTTTCAGATCGGTTTCCTTTACGAATTTTATTGACTATCCAGAATGTGACAATAACGATAATAATCATAATAAGAATAACTGTAACAATTTTAAAAACACCTGCACTAGTTGCAGAATTATTTGTATTTCCTCTTGATGTATTATTGATTTTAACATTCGCATTATTGGCCATATTTCGTACATTCACGTTTGAATTTCCACCAAATGCATTTCCAAATGCATTGTTTGCTCTGTTGCTCATGATTTCAATATATTTATATTGATGAAAGAAAAAAGAAAAAAAAACTAAAAACATAAAAGACACAAAATACGCAAAAGAGATAAAAGAAAATAATCATATATAATTGAAATCAAGATTTATATTTTTTTATAATACGTTTCATATAAACATCTGGACATGGATCACATATATTTCTCATATATGTATTCATAAGTGAAGATTCATCAAATGATGACGATACAGTTAATCCTTTTTTTTTACGTTTTTCAAATAATACTTCATTCATAAACATGATATTATCTATATCTAAATGATAAGATGATGAATATTTTTGTAATTTTTTTAAAGTGGAATAATGTTGTGATGATCTGGTTGGTATAGTTGTGTATTTGATTTGAAAATTAATTTTTGATAAATTCGAATTATTTTTAAGAGGAAATGTATTTTGAATAGATCTAAGAATCCCACATTTAATAAGATTTGTCCAATCTAAATTATTCCAAGCACAATTTGCAAATGCATGTGATTCTATAATAGAACTGTAAACAAATGCATCTGTAATTCGGAAGCCATGGAATAAATATTTCTCTGTGTTTATTTCATAGAATCGTGAGAAGAAATTACTTAAATTATCATAAATTATCATTGTAATAAGTGTAGGGTCAGTCGATAATGGTACAATCAGATCTAACAATCCCTTTTCAGGATAACGAAGTATATTGAGACAAAGATCAAATATGTTTAAATTCGAATAAACTTGGATGCTATTTTCTTTTTCATTACAAATTGATTGTTCTTTATTTTGGGATTTTATTTCGTTATTTTTGTTATTAACTTTGTGATTATTATCAAACATAAAAATGATATCTAAATTGGAAATTATTTTGGAAATGTTTCTTTGCATTATTTTTATCAACATTTCTAATTGATTCATTTGTATTTGAGAAAGTTTGTGATGTTTATTTGACAAAAATGATATATTGTTATTTATAAATGATTTACAATTGTCAAATGTTGGTGCATTTAATCGAATATAATGCATTTTTTTCTTCAGATCACACATCTTTTTTTCATCATTAACTGAGCATGTAAGGACAATTTTGTGAAAAAATGAATGTGATGATTTAACTTTTTTGATAAGTTGATTTATATAAGATAATGCATATCTATTAATAGAAACCAAAATATCTATATCATCCAAAAAAAGAACTTTATATGAGTTTTCATTTGTCACACACGAAATACGTATCATATAATCAATATATTCCACAAATTCTTTATGACAGGAGAATTGTTCATAACATGGTCTTATAACGAACATATTACATGTTGAGAAAACAAGACTACATAATGTTGTTTTTCCTAGACCAGATGCTCCTAAAATAAGAAATGATCCTGGTTTATCATCTTTCATAAAATTTAAAAATTTTGTTTTTTGTGTTTCATTTCCATAAAAATTGTCAAGTGTTTTGACAAAATTATTTTTTAACATTTTAAATGATAAATAAATTGAAAGATGTATATCATCTTTATATCTTATTTCATATATTCATAATGTATTCTTATTTTACTTGATTTTTTACTTGATTTTTTACTTGATTTTTTACTTTATTTTTCCGTATTAATCACTACCTGAATCACTACCTGAATCACTACCTGAATCATCTACGTTATATTTTTTAACATAATCGCTTACATTTTGACATGATGGACGTACAGCTGTCCAAGGAATATTTCTAAATTTACCATTTTCTTCAAATTCATTTTCACATACTTCTTGTAAAGGTTGACTTTCAAATGTAGCCGTCAAGTTTATTTCATCTATATTATCATTATTATTTGCTTCTTCATCATAAAATTTATATTTGAATCGTTTATCAGGTGTGATATATCCATTTTCACACACAATATCTCTATCACTGTTTGATGTACGTACATAATAATCAGGACAAGGAACATTAATTGCAGTTGAATCGCGAATAATACGAATTTGTTTCTTAAGATCCCTATCCATTAAATTAATCTTATAAAGTGTCCATAATATAACGATAATAAGACCAACTAATAAAGTAAGAAAAAATGCTATATAAGGATGAAACATTTCAAAAGCTAACAGTCCGAAAATAATGACCGTACATGCTTCAGTTATGGTAGTGAAAATTAATGCATTTACATAACTTTGTTCAGCTTGGAGAACCATGATATGGATTTACTTTATATTTATCAAAGAGAAAAATGTTGTTTTATTCTTTTCATTAATTTTATTATTTTGATTATTTTGATCATCTTGATTATTTTGATTATTTGCGTTATGATAATTTTATCAAAAAAATCCTTTAAATTCTAAAACTTTTTCACCTTTGCTACTTACATTTTGAGAATGTGTAAGTGGTGTAGGTAATGTGGATTTATCTCTTAAATATCTTTCATACATATCCAATTCTGATAATATTTTAGGAACAGCATAATCTAATACATGTTGATTAAGTTTTTTAACTTGTTCGACAATATTAAACATTAAGTTTTGTCCATGTTGAAGATAAATAGAGCGCATAATCAGAATAAGCTCTGTCGTAGATTGTTCGCTTATAGTATGTTTACCATAAGATTTTTTGTATACAAGAAATCTTATTCCATCTTGTAATGCTTGTAAATTGATTTTAGAAAAGTATAAATCTGTAAGGGGTGTTTCTTCCATATTTCCAGATATTTGACTAACGCTAAAATTTTGAGGTGAGTCTTTTACATGTTCATGGTATATAAATTGACTATGAATTTTATCATTTTTATCGTTCTCTTTTTCATATATGTTTTGGACTAAACCATTTAATCGAAAATCATGTTTTTGTTGATCTGTGAAATCCCATTCTCCTATTTGATTTTGTTGAGATATATTTATATATGGTTCTGATGATGGATCATATTCTACAACATCTTCATCTACACCTCTTCTTATTCCTACCATTTTTTGAAAAAGAGGATTCATATCATCATTTGTTTGATGAGGTTGACGACTATAAGTATACGGATTCATAATTTTAAATCTTTTTTAATTCTTCTTTTCTAAAAGAAAATATCTTTTTTCATTTTTTTCATGTTTTTTATTTTTATTTTTCTTTAGTATTATCTTTTATTTATTTTGTTTTTTTTCCAAATAATAATAAAAGAACACAAAATAAAAGCACATGGTCGAAATCGATACATCTAAAATCACAAAACAATTAGCACTTAATGCAAATTCTTCAAAAAAAATGAATGAATATATGGCTAAACTTGCAAGAATCATTATTGCGAATTTAATCAATAATGTTAAAATGGTCAAAAAAATTACGCATGGTAGTAATGCTAATACAAGTAAAATTAGTTTATCAGATATGAAAGATACAAAAGATACAATGAAACGGCTAACTTTCTATTCCAATATGAAATTATCGATGAAAGGTGGTCGTTTACATTTACCTATGAAATACTTCAACAATGAATACGAAGATGGTTCTTACACAACAGATGCACATAATATGAGTGTTTCTGCTACAAGTGATGTTATACGTCAAGGTTTACCTACTACACAATATTCACAAACTATTCCTGATGTTTTCCAACAAGGAGGATCATCTGAAACAAAGAAAAATAAATTAAATATTCAAAAGAAAATCTTAAATATTGTAACAAAAGATAACGTCAAAGAAATAATCGATGAAATGAATAAAAAAAATCCAAAAAAAGCTATCATAATTGATAATCCAAGTGTGATAAAGATTATCACAGATAGCGTAAATAAAAATTTAGCATCATTAATTATTCAGTATAAACTTAAAGTTTCTAATGATCAATTTGATGTAACTAAACTAAAGAATCTTGTGGACAATGATCCAAGCTTTTTACATTTAAGAAAGGTCCATGTTTAAGATGATTTTGCGGACTTTTTAGTTTTTGTTACCATTTTTTTCTTTCCTTTTCCTTTCCCTTTTTCCGTTTCATCACTTCCATCTCCTTTTAGACGATAAATATAATCTTCATAATCTTTTTTATAATCTTCAATAACAATATTGAGCTCTTCATACCATAAATCTGCTTCTGATTTGCTCTCATAAATTTCCAATGTCTTGTTCAAATTATCCACATCTTTCAATAATTCATCATATTTTTCTTTCGTAAAAGTGTAGATAGGCATACGTAAAATATAGTTATAGTCTCCATCCATCATGGGATATTCTTTTTCTGCTAGAATAGTGTTGACATCTTCTCTTTTTTTCCCCATAATATCGATTTTCTTTTCCATAACTTCTCTGATAAAATGTGCTTTTGCATTTGCTTTTTCAATTTGATCGCGAAGATCTCTTATATTTGCACTTCTCCGTTTTTCATAATAGTCCATACGAACATGATAGAAATCTTTGATAATGGAACTTACACGGTTATATTTACAAATTTCTCCATCTTTGTTGAAAAGATGCATATTTCTTAAAGAGATATTTTTACTGACAAGTTTAAATTCTGTTTCAAATTTATCAGGTGTATCCATTAATTTATCAAGTTCATTTGGATTAAAGTGGAGAATAAAGTGTACATTATTACTGCAATGAGACTCAAAATCTTTCAATGTATCAGGATGATCGATGAGATATTGTTCTAAAAACTCTTTGTAATTTTCTGTCCAAGTTCCTACAGGTAATTCTACAATTTCTACACGGCTATCATCTAATTTGTTATAAATACCATGTGTAGAGTATGTTCGTGCATCTTTATTTTCATCATTAATACGAATATCTCCAGTAAATCCACGATACCATGGCTTTAGAGTGTCTTCTGTATTTTCATCTATTTCACCTTTACTTGCTATACATACTTTTAGAGCATTTACAATATCTATTGGATTAAAGCATGGAATATTTGTAGAATAACCTGTTCCAATACCAAGAGCACCATTGATTAATACCATCGGAATAATAGGAACATAAAATTCTGGTTCTATAGTAAATCCATCATCATCCTTATAATCCAGTAATTTAAAATCATCTTTTCGGAAAATTTTAGAAGTAAGAGGGTTTAATTGAGTGAAAATATACCTTGGTTGTGCAGCATCATGACCACCTTGATTACGTGATCCAAACATACCATTTGGCATCAATAATTGCAAGTTGTTAGATCCAGGAAAATCTTGAGCCATACTAACAATTGTGGATTGTAAGCTCGCTTCTCCATGATGATATGATGCATGTTCACTGACATAACCAGAAAATTGAGATACTTTTGCTTCTGTCGTAAGATTGCGTTTAAAAGCAGCATATAAAATTTTTCTTTGGCTGGGTTTAAGACCGTCAATCATGCTAGGAATAGAACGTTTTAAATCATCGCGTGAATAGAGAATAACTTCATGATTAACAAAATCTTGGTAAGTCATGTATTCTTTTTGTTCTTTAATTTGAACTTCTTCACGTGGTTTGTATTTTCCTATCCACTCTTTTCTTTCATTCGCTTTTTTCTTATCGAACAGTAAGCAAAATGCGTTATCCACTTCTTTATTTTCATTTTCATAAGTGTAATGAACTGTATGCATATTTTTAAAATATTCTTTGGCTTCTTCATCATTAGAAGTACCCAATCCTTTGTAATATTTAATTTTCCANTCTTTTACACCGTTTGTAGTAGATGCATTTGTTTCATCGAACCATTTTCTGTAATCAGTCAAATTGTAAAATGAGTGTATCGTTTTTCCTTTTGTTACTTTTACGATAGGAGTGACAAGACTGATGATGAAATCAGGATTGGATAGCAAAGAAGGCCACAAAGTATGGAATAGATTCATAACAAGCCCTCTAATATGATGTGCATCAACATCAGCATCTGCCATCAAAAGAATGTGTCCATAACGCAAATCGTTTGTATTTGTATATTTTTTACCACTTTCTAATCCTAAAATCTTTTTGAGATCTTGAATTTCTTTGTTTGCAGTGATTTTCATCTCATTCACATCTTTAACATTGAGAAGTTTTCCACGAAGAGGATAAATACCGTAATAGTCTCGTCCCACAACAGATAGCCCTGATAAGGCTAAAGTTTTAGCAGAGTCTCCTTCTGTGATAATAAGTGTACATTTGCTAGATTCTTTTCCTCCAGCATTGTTTGCATCTTCTAATTTAGCGAGACCTCTAATTTTGTTTTGCTTTTTACCATCTGTTTTTTTGTGTAATGCTTTAGTGTTTTTATCACAAAGATTGAGAATTTTATCCATAATCTCTGATTTAAAGAGTTTATCGATGAACTTTTCAGATAAATCTATCTTACTACCAAATTTAGACATGGGTGTAGTAAGAGTCTCTTTGCTCTGGCTATCAAAAGTAGGATTATCGATGTTGCATTTGATGATAACTGACAAGTAATTTTTCACATGATTGGGTTTTACTTCCACATTTTTCTTCTTTTTTGTTATCATATCGCACATTTTATTTGCAATTTGATTTACAATATAATCAACATGTTTTCCTCCGTTAAAAGTGCAAATACCATTTACAAAGGAAACTTGCTCTAATCCAACATTTTCTGTATAAGATGCTGCAATATGCCAATTATCGTTACTTTCAACGACATGTACTTTATCTGATTTGTTTCCCCAGTATAATTCAACGTATTTTTCAAAAGTTTTAAAGTTGAGCTTTTCATTGTTTAACCAGACTGTAACATCAGGCTTCGTTAGAGCACAAATATCATATGATCTTTTGACAAATGTATAGTAAATATCATCTGTAAGTATATCATGATCTTCATTATCTGGTAGAAGTTTGAATGCTTCGTAGTCTGGTGTAAATGTAATCTTTGTATATGGTTTTTTTGTACATTTGCGAATACTGGGTTTTTTAATAACACTCATATTATCATGGAAATCTTGAGTATAATTATAATGTCCATCGCATGTTTCTATGGTAAATGTCTTACTAAAAATGTTGCATGCTTTGGCTCCGATACCGTTCTGACCACCAATATTTTTGATTTCATTATCATCATAATTGGTAGAAGTAAGAAGATTACCAAAAATGAGTTCAGGAATATATATCTTATACTCAGGGTGCATAATAACGTCAATACCATTTCCATCATTAAAAATGGAGATTTCTCCACTTTTTTTATCAATATTAATCTTAATTGTTTTTACAGGAAATAAAGGTTGATCATCTTCATCGCTTTTTTTACTTTTACTAGATCCACTTTCTCTTTCCCTATCTTTTATTTTCTCTTCCATACGGGTGACATGATCGATTGTATTTACTAAAATTTCATCGAAAATTTTATATAGTCCGATGACAAGAGTGACTGGTTTTCTAACAATTTTTTCTTCTTCTGGATCATATACCCAAGTGTTATACACATCTTTCTCTATAGACCCAATATACATACCTGGACGCTTGAGAACATGTTCACGTGGTTCTAATTTTTTATATTTGTCAGCTAATCCTTTTTTGTTGTCACTCTGTTTAGATGACACGGATGCTGATTCATCATCGATTATGGACTCATTTTCTTCAAAATCTTGACTGACNTTNTTCTTAANAACTTTAGAAGGTTTTTGAATTTTTGATTTAATTTCAGGTTTTGCTTTCTTTTTCGATTCATTTTCTGTTTGTTTTACCTTTTTAGGAGGCATATTTCAATAAAATTGAATTGAGTAAAGAAACCACTTAATTGAAAAATAATAAGTTGAAAGATTTGATATTGATTTTATATTATAAAATTATTATTACAAAAATACTTATATAGATTTCAAATTTTTATTTTTTTCCATAAAAAAGAAAAAAAGCAAAAAAGTTTGCATAAATTATAAAATTTCCTAAATTATGATTCTTATAGTTTCAAAAAGAGATTCATTATTTTAGTCATAAATAAAAGGGATATAAGAGGTGTTAAAAATATTTGGGCTTCACTTAAAGAACTAATTTGTAATGAATTCATTTCAGAATTGCGTTTTATATGAATCTTTTTAGAAATTATATTCATATTTTTTGAACCTTTATTTTTCTCATTTTTGGTATTTTTGCTGGTTTTATTGCTTTTACTTTTATCAGTATTTATTGTATCTATATTTACAGATGTCCAAGACGATTTATCATCTAAATACAAATAATTATGCATAATAATTTGAAAATTTTCTTCTAAACGATTAATTTGTGATATCATTGTATTGAAACAGTTTTGAGAATGACTAATTACATATTGAGGATTTGACAATTTTATAGTCATATTATCGAGAATATGATTTTTGATTATTGTGAATAAATCATAATGTTTTTTGAATATAGATTGATAATAAGATGTACAATTTGAGATGACACATGGAAAAAAATCCTCAGTTTCTACATTGTTGATCTTTTCCATAATTGTATTAAAAGTATCTTGTAATTGATCGACATTTTCAATATTATTAATTGTTTTAATAATATCATTTATAAATTTGGAGGTGGACTTTTTATACTTACTCTGACAATGAGCCATAACACATTGTTTAAATTCACTATTAAGAGTTTTTGCAGGTTTAATCATAATAACAAATATTTCTCTATACTCTTTCTTAGAACCATTTTTACTATTTGATAAAGAATTTGATGTTGGTGTATCATCTGAATCAATTATTTTTTCTGGTTTTGCACTTGATTTCATACTTTTTTTTGATGATGATGCTAATGCTGATTTTGATTTTGATTTTGTATTTGTTTTATTGGATTCTTTTTCTTTTTCTTTTTCTTTTTCTTTTTCTTTTTCTTTTTCTTTTTTATATGATTCTGTCATTTCATAACATTGTTTTTCTAATATATTAAAGACACCAAATTCTGCATCAGGATTTATTTTTCTTCCTGTTTGAGGATTTTTATTTTGTTCTTTAAACCAATCGCGACAATCTTTTTTGTCAAAATTGTATTTCATCTTCTTTTATTACATTTAGGATAAAAAAGATAAAATGAAGAATGAAGAATAAAAACAAAAACAAAAACAAAAAAGAATATACCAAATTTTGTCTTATATAAGACAAAAGTGTAAAAAAAATTGAAATAATATAAAGACTTTTTTAAATACATACATTATAGATCATAAATTAAATCATTTTGTTAAACAAGAATTGTCATTCTATTCTAAAGTTAGAATATATGCAATATCAAACTAATGATTCATTGCTTATAGAAACTATTCATAAAGAGTATGATGAAAAAAGATCGAGTTTAAAAAAAGACGAAAATCCTATCTTTAATTTAATTGAAAATATATCTAAAAAAGAAAATATACAAAATCTATCAGAATTAGTATCTTTTGATACTGACGTAGATGAAGTGGATGATATAAAATTAGATTCATCTATAAAATTTGTAATAGATAATGAAAATGTGAATATTACTGTTAAGAATGATAAAAAGCCTAAAATTAGAAAAATAAAGAAAATAAGCAAGGCTGCTGAATTAGAAATGAAAAGGAATGAAAAACAGAGACTAAAAAGAGAAAAACAAGAACAAATAGAGAAAGAAAAGCAATTAAAACAAGAAGAAAAGATGAAAAAACAAATGGAGAAAAAAGAAAGACAAGAAAGGAAAGAAAACAAAGAAAAAATAACAAGAAAACAAAAACCTATCAAAGTTTTGAAAGTCGGAGAAAAAAAAGGTAAAAAAGGTAAAAAAGATAAATATATTCGTAAAAATATAGTTAAAAATGACAATTATATTCTCCAAACTTATGAAGAGAGTCATGCATCTTCACCTTTAAGGATTTCTACAATTACATCAACTGGATGTGTTGGATGTTTTATAAACTTGTCATTATTTTATCATAATATTATGATAGATGATATAAATGATCATTCTATAAAACGTGATGGATTTACATATATTGAATGGAGTAAGCCGTGTGAAGAGAATAATGATGAGAATGATAAGAGTACATTATGTCGTGGGTTTCATAAAAAAATGTTATCCCATCAAAAGACAAAACAAGAAGGTAAGAGGTTTGACAAACAAGTTACAGTTATATTACGAAAATACAATTCGGATGAGGATTCTTACTTATATCAAAATTTAAAAATATTCTCGAATGGAAATATTCAAATGACAGGTTTAAAAGATCCGGAGCAAGGAATATGGGTTTTGGATTATATAATTTCTATATTAAAAAACATAAAAAAGACGGAAGATAATATCTACTTTAATACAAGTTCTTTTGGTGAAAATGCTCTAAAAGTCCATGATTATTCTATACGTATGATAAATAGTGATTTTAAATTAGGATATGCAGTTAATAGAAGAGTCTTAGATAATTGTATGGATAGATATGGATTGTATCATATTTTTGAAGCAGGTCAATATCCTGGTGTAAAAATATCATTTTATTGGAATGAAAAGAAAACAATCCAAAATGGTGTATGTGATTGTAAAAACAAAAAATGTATTAAAAAGTGTTCATCGAATGAAGATAGATGCCAAAAAATCACTATAATTGTATTTCAAAGTGGTTCTGTTATAATAACAGGAAGTCGTTCAATTCAGCAAGTTAATGATACATATGAATTCATTATGAATGTATTTAAAGAAATCAATCCAGAAATTCAGAAAACAATTGTTTATCCTCAACTGATTAAAAAATATCCCAAATTTTCGTATAACGATACTTCTGTTAAAAAAATACGCCGTTTACCAAAAGGATATATTGTCGATGAATCATTTATCGATAAAGAAAAAACAGGAAAAGACAATAATGAAAATGAAGTATTAATGAATTAAGCTTTTGACATGAGATAAACGATTTCTTGAAGAAGATCTGCAACATTCTTTTTTTGATAATCTAATTTTTCACCATTAGATTTTCTATAAATAGGACGGTGTTCTTGACTTGTTACAAAAAATTCAGAAAATACATCACGCATTATTGTTTGCATATCAATTTGAAGTGATGATCCTTTTGAGCTTGATGAATTTGACTGTGAGTCTGAATCGGAATCGGAATCAGAAGTAGAACTTGTATCAGGATCAGAATCAGAATCTGAATAAGAATTAGATGAATCTGATGATTTAGAATTAGATTCAGATGAACTTGATGATGAATTAGCATAGGAACTTTTTTTAGATTGAGATGTAGAACTTACAGATGATACATGTGATTTTTTGGATTCTCTATCATCGTATACAGAATTACTCGCAACACTTGATTTATTATCATCTTCTTCTTCTTTTTCTTCTTCTTTTTCTTCTTCTTTTTCTT